TAATGTTTATGCTGCTAGTGAAGAAATTGATACTATAGGATATGCTTTTGTAAGAGCAGGAGCTAGTGAATTTAATTATTCAACTAATCCTTCATTTTTAGATGAAAATGATTATATAAGATTTACAGAATGGGTTTATAATCCTACTACATACGTTACAACTATAGGTTTTTATAATAATAATGGTGATTTATTAGCAGTTGCTAAATTACCTAAACCTACTAAAAAAGATTTCAACACAGATCTCTTATTTAAAGTAGAATTAAAATTTTAAAAAATATGAATTGGTTATATAATGGAAAAGAAATCACAGACATATCACAATTCCCCCCTAATACATTTGGGTTTGTCTATGAAGTGATTACCCCCGAGGGTAAAAAATATGTGGGTAAAAAAGTATTATACCACAATCAAAAACGAAAGAAAACCCGTGCAGAACTAGCCGAGCAACAAGGTGCTGGGAGAAGAGGTTTGTATAAAATCGTTAGTAAGGAAAGTGATTGGAAGACGTATATAGGTTCAAATATAAATTTGAAACGTCAAATAACTGAAGGAGAAGTTACGAAGGAATCTTTGAAAAGACAAATTCTTGAAATCGCTCTCAATAAAAAACACCTTACGTACCTGGAGACAAAATATCTATTTCAGCTAGAGGTATTAGAACACCCAGATAAGTATTTTAATGATAATATACTTGGAAAGTTTTTTACCTCAGACTTTGATTTTTAAATTACCATTCGTATATTAAGTTTATGGTAAATCATTTACTAGTAACACTAGTGGATTCTGTCTTAGGTAAAGGCAAACAAACATCCAGGGGTAATTACGCTTACCACTGTCCTTTTTGTAAACACCACAAACCAAAAATGGAGGTAAATTTTACAGAAAATAAAAAGGGACATAATCCTTGGCATTGTTGGGTGTGTAACACCCGAGGAAAAACTATTCCTAACTTATTTAAAAAAGTAGAAGCATACGATAAAATTGAAGATGCTAAACGATTAATCCCCCAGGGTTCATTTGTTGAGGAGGTTGTAGTACATAACGATTTAGTCCTCCCTAAAGAATTTACTTCATTTATAGACAAACCCTCCAGCTTAATGGCTAAACATGCTCTAGCTTATTTAAAGCGTAGAGGTGTTACTACAGAAGATATGATTAAATATCATATGGGTTATTGTGAGGATGGAGAATATAAAAACATGATTGTTATTCCTTCATACGATGCTAATGGTAATCTTAATTATTTTACAGCTCGTAGCTTTGAAAAACAACCATTTAGAAAGTACAAAAATCCATCAGTATCTCGCGATATTATACCATTTGAAATGTTTATAAATTGGAATAGCCCGTTGATATTGTGCGAAGGACCATTTGATGCCATAGCCATCAAACGTAATGCTATCCCGCTTTTAGGAAAAAATATACAAACAAACCTAATGAAGAAAATTGTTTCTTCTAAGGTTGAAAAAATATACATAGCACTTGATAGTGATGCTATTAAGTCTGCTCTTAATTTTTGTGAAAGGTTTATGAATGAGGGTAAAGAGGTTTATTTATTAGAAATGAACGATAAAGACCCTGGAGAATTAGGATTCGAACGTTTCACCGAACTTATACAAAAGTCTACTCCCCTAACATTATCTGGACTTTTGGCCCGAAAATTAGCTCTATGACACAAATCAAAAAAGCATACGGTCGTTTACTAGAAATTTCTGATGACCACAAACAAATTACACTCCCAGATGGAAGATATTACCGCAGAAATGGTGAATATTATCCTTCAGTAACTTATGTATTAAGTCACTATCCTAAAGGTAAATTCTTTGAAGATTGGCTTAAAAAAGTAGGATACTCAGCAGATTATATTGTTAAAAAAGCATCTGAAGAAGGTACACAAGTACACGAGATGATTGAAGCTTACCTTAATGGTGAGGAAATGAAATTTTTAGAACATGGGCGTCCTATGTACGATCCTAATATTTGGCAAATGTTTTTACGATTTGTTGATTTTTGGGAAGAATACAAACCAACACTAATTGAAGCAGAAGTCCATCTATTTTCAGATGAATTAAAAATAGCAGGTACTTGTGATATGGTTTGTGAAATTAACGGTGAATTATGGATTGTAGACTTTAAAACATCTAATCACCTTCAAACAACATATGATTTACAAACAGCAATTTATGCTAAATGTTTTGAGGAATGTTATGGTAAAAAAGTAAATCGTACTGGGGTATTATGGTTAAAATCTTCTAAAAGAAAAGCTGCTAAAGGTAAAATGCAAGGTAAAGGGTGGGAAATGTATGAATCATCTCGCACACAAGAAGAAAACTTAGACATTTATAGAGCAGTTCGTAAATTATTTGATTTAGAAAACCCAAACCACAAACCAGCATTTACTGAATTCCGTACCACAGCTAAAAGAGATTTGTAATATTTATAACAAATACTTTGCTGTGAAACTATATGACATTTTAAAAGAAATACAAGGTAAACCCAAAGCATTAATTTTAGCAGGGGCACCTGGAGCTGGTAAATCATCTATTATAGGTGATATTTTAGGACAATTTAATCTTAAAGTATTAAACGTTGATGATTTTTATGTACAAGATTTAATTAAGAGAAAAGTATCTCTTGATATGAAAAATGCTACTCCTGAGGAACGCAGTGAACAAGCTAAAGCTATGGGTTTTTCTAAAAAGCAATATGATGCTGCTATGGATGCTGCAGTTGAAGCCAACGAAAATATTGTGATAGATGGTACAGCAGCTTCACAAGGAGCAACATTAAAACTTAATCAACGATTAAAAGAAGCAGGATATGACACTATGATGTTATATGTTTATACTTCTTTAGAACAATCACTTGAACGTAATGAAAAAAGGTTTGAAAAAAGCAAAGGCAAGGATAGAAGTTTACCGCCTGCAATTGTATTTAGGACTTGGGCTGGCGTCACTGGTAATTTTGACGTGTACTATAGTGAATTTGGTAACAACTTTGTAGCTGTAGTAAACGATCCAACTCCATTCACAGAAAAAAGTGTTGAGGATATTGTAACAAAGTATTTAGATCCTTACAAACCCACAGGTACTAAACCTAAAACACCTGAGCAACAGGCTAAATCTAAGGCAGATAAAGCTAAATTACACCAACAGATAGCTAATTTTATGAGCAAGGATCAGGTACAAAACGTAATAGATAATTCTGTTACTAAAGAAGAAGCCCAATCAAAAATTAAAGCATTTTTATCTTTATGAATCGTTTATCTGTTGAATTATTAAGAGGTTTACTTGAGGAAGCAGAAATCCCTCGTAAAGAAGTAGTTGGTATGTTTGGTGGTGGATTTAAACCACCAACAATAGGACACTTAGAGGTAGTAAAACGTGCTCTAGATGAAAATCCTGAAATGGATAGAATGATTGTGTTGGTTGGAAGTGGAGAAAGAGATTCGATTACACAAGAAGAATCATTAGCTATTTGGAGAATATATCAAAAATATCTTCCTAAAAAAGTAGAAATACAACCTGCTCCTGAAGGTAAAGCACCTATTGGAGCCATTTATGGGTATGCTAAAGATAATCCTGATAAAAATATTTATTGGTTTTTAGGTGCTCGAGAAGGAAACGAAGATGATTTCCAAGATATAATGAAACGTACTAAAGCCCTTCGTAGTGGATCCTATCCAAACGTTTCAGTAAAACAGATAACCACAGGGGGAACAGTAAGTGGAACTAAAACCCGCCAAGCATTACTAGCCAGAGACAAAGAAACATTTATCCAATCTTTTCCAGACATTCCTGAAGTAGATCAAATTTGGAATATGCTTTCAGATACTATGGGTATTAATGAAGAACAAAACCCAGTTGAAGCAAATGATAAATTTTTAGCTAAAAAAGGTGCCTATGTTTTCCACAACGGGAATAAATTATCCCTTAAGCGGAGAAAATTCTATGATGTAAAAGAAATTGTTGAAGACAGATATACCCTATCTGATAAACAAGGAAATGAATGTTGGATTTCTAAAGCTGATTTAGGTGATAAATGGACTAAGTATAATCCTGAAGAATTAAAAAAAGGCATTGAGGTAGAAAAAGAGCATACTGACGATCCTAAAATAGCAATGAAGATTGCTTTAGATCATTTAGACGAGGACCCAAAATACTATACTAAATTAGCCACATTAGGATTAGAAGAACGAGTTAATTTTTCCCCTGATTTTATTTCTAAAGCTGATGTCGAGTTTGTAGATGATATGGCTGATAAAAAATTAGCCCCAGTTGATGTTGATTTATCAGGAGGGCATTTCTTTGACCGCCTAAATGATCCTAGAAATTTCCCAGACATCTCAGTTGAAGAATTAGAAGATTTTTTTGATAAATTATCTGATGAAAAAGAGGAATTTATTGAATTTCTTAGAAAATATAAAGATGTAGTAGTAAAAGATACGGAAACTAATATTAATATTCCGTTTATGAAAATGGCTAATAAAGCTATTGCTAAAACTATTATGCGTAAAAAGAACTTTATGACTTCAAATAAAGTTTTACCACTTGAGGAAGGTAGGTATGATAGAGAAGTAACCATGATATCCAATATGGTTATTAATTTCTTTAAAGATACTTTTGGTAAAGAAGTTGAAGAAGTATTTGAGGATGCTGGTGAATTAGAAGGACCAACTGAAGGAAAATCATATGATTTATCTGTTTATTTTTACCCAAGCGACTTTGAAACCTTAGGTCCTACCTCATTTATAGTAAACGCAGCAGGGGATGAAGACGGTATCCATATCCAAATCAACTATAGACCAGAATTATTTCCTGAAGCATATAATGAATTAATCCCTGAACTTAAGGATGCTATAAGGCACGAATTAGAACACACAGCACAATATCGTTTTGATAAAGATGCTATTCCTACAGATACAGATGATCAAGACGATTTATCATCATTTGATTATCTTACTTTAGATTATGAAATACCTGCTTTTGTTCAAGGAATTTATAAAAAAGCTAAAACTAAAAAAATCCCATTCACAGACGCACTTGATGATTTTTTAGATGAAAGAGAGGATCAATTATCTCCCCAAGAAATTAGACAGGTTAGAAAAATTTATATTGATTATGCTAAAAAGAATCTACCTGCTGCTCAAATAAATGAAGCAGATCCTAAAAAAGGAACAGGTAAAAAACCAAAAGGTAGTGGTAGACGTTTATACACAGATGAAGATCCTTCTGACACAGTAGGTATCAAGTTTAAAACTAAAGAAGATATTGTTGATACTCTTAATAAAACTTCATTTAAAAACAAATCCCACGCTCGTCAATCTCAAATTATTAATTTAATACATCAACGAGTTAGAGCGGCTTATGGTAAAGCTAAAGATCCTGATACTAAAGCAAGGTTAAAAAGAGGTTTAGATTATATTACAAGTCGTAAAGAAGCATCTAAAGAAAAAACTAAGCGTTTAAGAGATAAAAAGAATGAATCAATTTTAAATGAAAATTATGAAGGTGATATTCAATCATACATTGATTCATTAACTAATTATATGGGTAGTAACGGATTAACCCTAAAACCCCACCCTTCAGTTGAGTTTATAGATGACGATAAGGAAAATGCTGCCAACATTTTTGGGAAGACAGCATATTACATGCCCTCAGAACAAAAAGTAGTATTATATACTTTAAATAGACATCCCAAAGATATATTACGTTCATATGCTCACGAATTAATACATCACCACCAAAATTTAAATGGTACTTTAGAAAATTTTCAAACTACCAATACAAATGAAGACGGTGATTTAGATAGAATAGAGCGTGAAGCATATGAAAATGGTAATATATTATTTAGAAACTGGGAAGATTCAATAAAAAACCAATAACATGACAACTCAAGAATTTATAGACGCTGTAAACGATGAATATGACATCGAAACATTAGAATTAATGCAAGGGTTAATTGATAAAAGATTAACTATGCTTAAAACTATGATGGATGTAGCTACTAAAAAACAAATACAAGGTTTTAAAAGATATAATTAATGAAAGATAACGTTCTAAAAAGAGAATTCTCTAAGAAGGATGTACAACGTGCTCGTAACCTAGTTCAAGGCAACACAAGCGCTCGTACAACTGAGGGAATAGGTTATAGCAAAAAGTATGAACATCACAAAGAAGGTGATGTTTGGGAAGAAGATGGTAGACAATGGACTATCAAAAATGGTGTTAAACAAAATATCACAAAAATGGACAAATTTAAAAAAATGGGCAAAACCCCATTATTTTGTCCTGAATGTAATACTTTAATGAAAAAAGAGTTAGACAAAAAAGTATACCCAGCATACCAAAAATGTTTTGATTGTGTAGTAGATTTTGAAGCCCAACTTAAAAAAGAAGGCAAATTAGAAGAATACCATTCTCAATTAAGAAATTCCCACATCCAGACAGCAATAGATGGTTACACTGAGTTTATGAAAGATAGAATGAAAGAATCAAATGCTAATTATGTAACTGAAGCAGGTGATGTTGAAAACTGGAAAGGAGGTATAAACCAAGAACAAATGGAAAAAGAACTACAAGAAGGTATTGAATTTTTAGAAGGATTAAAGATTAAATAATTCAATATATTTATAAATAACATGGCTACACCTAACCTCACAGAAGTAATTAAATCTGTATTAGCAGAAAAACGAGACAGATGTCTTCGTATTGCTGATAGAAAATTTGATAAACCTTCAGCATACAAAAGTGGTGCTGTGGTTAGATGTCGTAAAGGTGATATTTGGAAGGGTTTAAAAGAAGAAACTCAATCCATAATACAAGAAAAAGCTAAAGAAACTTTACGCACCTGGTTTAAACGCTCAGGTGCTCCTGGTAAAACAGGTGGGTGGGTAGATTGTAATGCTCCCATCTATAAGGATGGTAAAAAAATAGGTTATAAACCCTGTGGAAGGCAAAAAGGCGAAAAACGTTCATACCCAGCTTGTCGCCCAACTGCCTCACAATGTAAAGACAAAGGTAAAGGTAAATCTTGGGGTAAAAAAGCCTCTAAATAATAATAAGGAACTTATCAACAACAAATAAAATGAAAAAATCTGAATTTAAAGAGTATCTTAAGAACGAAATTCTTAAAATGAATGAAGCAACTGACGAAGAAATTAATAAGCAAAAAGAGCTTAATAAAGAACTCGAAAAAACTAAAGAATTAACCGCTTCTATGAAAGAAGGTAAAGTTAAAAAATCCGAGTTTAAAGAATACCTCCGCAATGAAATCCTTCGTGAAATAAATGAACAGGAAGAAGAAGAAACAGAAGAAATTGATGGTGATTTAGAAAATATTGGGGATGCTGATGTCACTGATCAGGTTGATTTTGATATAGATCCTGAAGAAAGCAGTGATGCTGATGAATTAGACACTTTAAGTGATGATTTGGTAGATTTAGCTAAAAAAGCTAAAGATGCAGGAGCCATCGAATTGGCTAACCAAATCCTCAACTCAGCTAAATTTGCAAATAAGACTAAAATTAAATCTGCTGAAAAGCAAGCAGGATTAAGCACTGAAGGATAATGGCTAGAAAAGAAACCAAATTAGATAAGATGTCTAAAAAAGAAAGGACATCGTTAGCTTATGCTTTAGCTACTAATTTGGCTAAGCATGGTAAACCTCAATCACCTACTAACGAACGTAAGTTAACTAAAGGTGAAGAAAATAAAAAAGAAAAATACATGGGAAAGTTCAAAAAAGCCTTTAGTTTAGAAGAAATTAATAAAATAAAAGAGGAATTAAAAAATCCTAAAAAAGCTGACTTAAATAAAGACGGCAAACTTTCTTCTTACGAAAAAACAAGAGGTGCTGCTATTGAAAAAGCAATGCAAAAAGAAGGAGAATTAGAAGAAGGATTATTAAGCAAACTAGCAGGTGGTGTAGCAATTTTAGCTACCCTAATAGCAGTAGGAAAAATAAACTCCAGCGACTCAGTAATCCAGGATTTAAAAGCAAAATATGAACAAGCCGATACACAAGCTGAAAAAGATTCTCTTAAAAATGAAATTGAAGCTCGTTTAATTTTTCTTGACACTGGTGTAGAACGTGTTAATGAGGATTTAGATATAGGACACCAAGACAACGAACCTAGAATGCTTAAAAAGGATTTATACAGAATAGCTAAATATGCTGCTGAGTTGTATAAAATGTTAGATAAGTTTGATGTTGAAGGACAGGAAGTTGATTTCCCACAATGGTGGCAAGCTAAAATCATTACTTCAAAAGAAGCAATGGTTAAAGCAAAACATTATCTTGATGGTGAATTAGCTGTAGATAAAATCGATAATATGTTAGGCATTTTGGATGAATCTCACACAGGTAATCCAAATGACAAGTATGTAGTTCGTCCTTGTAAAAATAAAAAAGAACCTTGGGCGGTGTGGGAAGGTGAAACTAGAGTAAAAGGATTTGCTACTAAAGAAGAAGCCCAAAAATTTGCTGATAAAAAGAATAAGGAACAAGGATTAAGTGAAGAAGATAAACAACACAAAGTTCTTTCTACAAAAGAATTAGATAAATTAGCAGCTCTTCCTCCAACTCACCCTTCACATAAAAAAGATATTAGATATAAAAGGCTAATGAAAAAGAAAAATGAAGAAATCTGAATTCATAGCAAAAATTAAAACCTTAGCAAAAACTGCTTATGCTGAGAAATCTAATCCTTTAGCGGACGCTGAGGAAATTGAAGACATTGTAACTAAATTTCCTGTAGTTGATAAGTTCCCTCCGCTTAAAAAGGTAATGGAAGATTTATTTGATTTTCAATATGAACCTTTTGTTGAAGATATAGAATGGGTAGCTCCCCGCCCTACAACTTTTAGAGTTAAACTTGTAAATGGGGCAGATTTTTATTTAATTTACCAAGGTTCAAATGCTGAAGATAAAGGAATATTTATAGCTCAAGTAGCAGGTAAAAAATATTTCTTAGAATCCCTCCCAGAAGAACAACAAGCATCTGAAGCTATTGCTCGCTTATTAAGATATAAATTTGCTGATACTGGTAAAGATGAAACAGCTGATTTAGAAGGTGATTTAGCTGATTTAGGGGGTGAAGAAGCAGGAGCAGAAACCCCAGCTGAAGAACCTGCAGCTGAAGAACCAGCAGTACCTGCATCAGTAGAAGAATTATAAAATGGACGTATTAGATAAATTTTTAAGGAAAGTTTCGTATAAATTTCCTAAAGGATATCCTGACATCAATGATGCTCAGGATATGCTTATGTTAGAGGGGTTATTAGAAGAAATAGGGATTGACCTAAAAGAAGCCTCGGCAAAAAAACCTTATGAATATTTAAATATTGAAGCTAGAAAAGTAGCTGATAAAATTAGAAAAGAACTTAATTTACCAAAGGAAGAAATAAAAGCTGATACTAAAACTAGAATCATAATCTTTACAGATAGATCAAGAAAAGATGTATTTAAAGCTTTAGAAGAATTAGGATATGAAAGAGATTGGGACGTAAAAGGATCAAGTGCTGCAGGTTTTAAAGATACTGAATCTGGAATAGAAATAATCCATAAAAATATATCAGGAGTTGGGGATGCTGGATTAGAAAATGAATCAAATTTTATTGATGCTATTAATAATGTAGCATCTGAAGATAATCCTATCACAGTAAAGATTATTCCTTCTATAAAAGGCCCAACTCTTACATATAAAAATGTTACCTATGCAGAAGCCACAGGAAAAAAAGGTGAAAAACTTGGGTGGAAAGAAGATGCATTACTTCATTCTAAAGGAGAAAATTTTCCTATTTCTCTTAAAAAAGATAAAGATTTTAGGTGGTCCTCTAATATGGAATCACATGGTGCTATGCTTCAAAAACTTTTACTTCAAGCCCAAGATGGAGGCATTAAAGGTGAAGATGGAAAAACATTAGAACTTCGCCAAATAGATCCAAACCCACGAGTATTAAGTATGTGGAATCCTGATAATAATGCTGTTTATGGAAGAGCGTTTATTTTGAATGTGCCTGGATTAAATATTAAAGATGTTGCTTTTGGTCCTAATAATGCTGATGTTGTAGAAAAAACATTTGATGAAAATGATTTTTCGTTTAAAAACAATGTTTTAACAATTAAATCATCTAAAAATT